TAATGGAAAAACAATGCCATTTGGAAAATTCAAAGACAGATTATTACAAGATGTTCCTCAGCCATATGTTGATTGGCTTTATAAAAATGGAATGTTTGAAAAGCAAATAAATAAAGAATTATATGAAGCATTTATAAAGGTAGGTAAATTATGAAGATATTTAGTAAAGAAAGCTTAGCAGAACTTAGCAATAACGTTCTTTTAAACAATGTTTTAGAGTGTTTCTTAGGAGACTCAGAGGTTGAGGCGGCTATGTATTACGAATGCCCTTATTGTGGCGCTAATGAGCTTCTAGTTAACAAAAATAACAGTAATTATTACTGCTGGGAATGTGGAGCTCATGGAGATGCTGTATCATTTCTAATGAATGTTAATAAATTAGCTTTCGATGAGGCTGTTGAAGTGTTAGCGGAAATGTATGACGTCGAGCTTGATGTATTAGGACCTAGATCAACTCCATTAAAGAATGTTCAAACCCCAGATGCATTAAGAGATTTTCTCTTTGATTTTATAGATAGTCCTTCGATAATCCATAGTGTTTTAGTTAATTATGCTACAAATGTACAGCGAAAGATTGATAGAGAAAAAGATAAGGAATTAATGGAGGAAATTAATGTTCAACAGAAGAAAAAGACGAAAAAAGGCGCTAGAAAGTCTAAAAAGACAAATAGAAAAGCTAAGAAAGACACAAAATCCAGTTGAATTTAACTACTATCAACTGCAATTAGTGACTGAGATGGCTGTTATATTAGAAAAACTAATGAATAAAGAAATATGAACATTATAAGATCAGTTTGGAACATCATTTTATTTATAACTGTAGTTACAGTTTTTAAAGATAATGTATTGTTAAAAAAAATGCTTTTAATTAGCTTAGTTAAGCTTAAAAATGTAATTATTTATCTTTTAAATAACATAAACTAAAAAACAAAACAACTTAGAGCCCTAAAAGAGTTGTTCGCGAGAAAACATGGTATTAGAGAAGTTAAGCAATAAGCAAATTGCATCATATAGGGAGTCTACAGCCCGTATAAATATATTTGAAGGTCCTGTACGTGCAGGTAAGTCCTTCATTGCACTCTTAAGATGGTTAGATTTCTGTAGGAGTGGACCAGAAGGTCCTTTGATCATCTGTGGACGTACAGATAAAACTATAAAACGTAATATTATAACACCAATGCAAGATATTGTTGGAAATGCAGTACAATATTCCATTGGAAAGGGAGAGGTCACATTATACAATCGAACCATGTATGTTGTCGGTGCCAATGACGACAGGGCAGAAGCTAAAATCAGGGGATCAGAGTTCGCAGGAGCTCTACTTGATGAGGCCTCTCTTCTCCCCGAAAACTTCTTTAAAATGCTTTTATCAAGGCTTTCTATACCTGAATCTAAGTTATTTTGTTCTACTAACCCTGATTCGCCATATCATTGGCTTAAAAGGGACTTCATGGATAGAGAGAATGACTTAGACTTGAAAGTATTTTCATATAGCATACATGACAATCCAACTTTAACAAAAAAATACATTGACGACCTATCTGCTGAGTATCAAGGGCTGTGGTATAAGAGATACATACTTGGAGAGTGGGTTTTAGCTGATGGAGCGGTTTATGATTTCTTTGACGAAGAACTTCACACAATACAAATGCCTCCTGCTCCCGCGGATTATTACATCGTTGGAGTGGATTATGGAACTACTAACCCTTGTGTTTACACTTTAATTGGGTATAACCCTGGTGTTTATCCAAATATGTGGCTTGAAAAAGAGTATTATTACGATTCTAAAAAAGAACTAAGACAAAAATCAGACTATGATTACTCGCTAGATTTAATGGAATTTATAAGAGGATACAATGTTAAAAGAATATATATAGATCCATCTGCTGCTTCTTTCAAACAAGAACTGAGACGTAATGGTATATACAATGTAACAGATGCTGTAAATGATGTGATACCAGGAATTAGATTTCAATCCCAGCTTTTATCAAATGGTACTTATAAGATTTGTTCGAACTGTGTAAATACTATTAAAGAGTATAGTAACTATTTATGGGATTCTAAAGCCTCAGAAAGAGGAATAGATAAACCAATTAAGCAATATGATCACTGCTTTATGGCAGGCACAATGATATCCCAATATTTTGATGATAATCCAATAGAAACTATCAAAAAAGGATCTAAAGTACTTACAAGAAGTGGATATAAAATAGTTATTGATGTATTTCAAAATGAAAGAGAATGTTCAGAATTTAATTTATACAATAAAATTATAAAATGTACACCGGATCATAAGTTTTATACTTTTAATAACGGATGGAAAGAAATAAAGGATTTGATACAAGCAGATATATTAATTATTAATTTAGAGCAATTACCGTGGAAGACATCATCGAATTCAATGGAATCAAATATAGACGTTATAAAAAGTCTAAATACCAGTCTGACACACGTTATTACAGAGCTGGAAAACACGACTGTCAACGAGGATTTGGATATCTCCATAGAGATATTTGGAAGTTCTATAATTGAGAAATACCCAAGGGAATGCATATACATCACAAAAGCGGGGATGTCGACGACAACAGCATTGATAATCTCGAATGCATACCAGCTTTTAAACACTTATCCGAGCATGCTAAAAATATTTCAGAAGATCAAAAAAAACTACGAAAACTTAACTGTGATAGAATACGTCCGCTTACAAAAAAATGGCATAACTCTGCTGAAGGAAAAAAATGGCACAGAGAACATGCAAAATCATCAATTGCTAAACCAATCGAAAGAAAACTTATATGTAAACAATGTTTCGAAGAATACATTACTACAAAAAAAACAGTGTCAAAATTTTGTAGCAATAAATGTAAAAGTAAGTGGAGAAGAGACAATAACATTGATAATGAGGAAAGATTATGTAAACGATGTACTACAGAATTTAGAGTTAATAAATATTCCAAAAAAGCCTATTGTTCAAAGTCTTGTGCAAGAAAAGCCTATTGGGATGCAAAAAGTCTATAATATACATGTAGAGGCCAATCATCAATATTTTGCGGAAGGATTCCTCGTCCATAATTCAATGGACGCCCAACGCTATGCGTTATATACACATTTTTTTAATAAGAATTTAAGACCAGAGTTTACAGCAGAAGATGCAGAACACCTAGAAAGGTTATATGGTAAAAATTATAATTGAGAGTAATTAAAATTTTAGTTATAATATAGTTAAATGAGGGGAAAATACTTTACATTAATTTTTGATTTCTGTAAAGGGCACGGAGGGAAAATGAAAAAAATTATAATGTTAATCTTTGGAGCACTAGCTCTTTCAAGTTGTTCAACTATTTTTAAATGGCAAACCGAACATCCTGACAATTTCGCCGAAGAGTTACTAGAAGATGCAATTGATAACTATACTGGATACGAAATTGATCTAACTCCCTTAAGTGGAGAAGAAACTTACGACAATATCCAAAAGGAGAAGAAATAATGGCAAAGAAATGGATTCAAAAGGCTATAAAAAAGCCTGGAGCATTAAGAAAGTCATTAGGAGTAAAAAAAGGTAAAACTATACCAGAATCAAAATTAAAAGCGGCGGCTAAAAAAGGTGGTAAAACAGGAAAAAGAGCAATTCTTGCTGAAACCTTACGCAGTTTTAAAAAGTAAATAAAAAACTCTGAGCCAGCCTAGCAATAGGAAGAGTTAAATATACGCGAGGACAAGACATGACAGATAATTCTATCGTGCGCGAGTTTGATGAACAATACAACGAAGCGTACTACGCATGGAATCCATTTTACCCGCTTGCAGACACTGATTTACGGTATTATTTAGGTGATCAATGGAATGAAAAAGAGAAACAAAAGCTTTTCGAAGAAGGCCGAAATGCTCTTGTTTTTAACTATATTAGACGAAATATTAACTTACTATCTGGATATCAACGTAAACATCGCCTGAGTTCCGTTGTTGTGCCGATGGAATCATCTGATCAGCTAGAAGCAGATCAAAGAACTCAACTTCTTTTATACGCACTTAATTACGGAAACGGATACAAAGCTATCTCTGAAACATTTGGAGGTGCTTTAAAGACAGGGTTTAATCTTTTAAATATTTGGATGGACTACAGAGATGATCCAGTTAATGGAGATATAAAATTTGGTAGAACTCCATACTCTGGCTTTATTACAGATCCATATTTCACACAATTAGACTTTTCAGACTGCTCCTATGTTATTAAACGTAAATATCTTAGCATGCAACAAGCAATGTCTTTATTACCAGGCCAAGAGAAAGATATTAAGAGTTTAGCTCAGCAAGGATGGTCAAGAGATGATAAGTTTACTTGGCTTCCATACCAAAGACAGCCTAACGGAGAAGAATTTGTAGCCTACAACGAGTATTACAAACAGGGATGGGAGATGACTCCTATGCTTGTAGACGAAGAGACAGGAGAATATACAGAGTGGAATGGAGATGATGCAGGTCTTAGATTCTTTTTAAGCCAATATCCTCAATTAAAAGTAGTTAAAAAGCCTAAAAAGTACATCGAATGTCATATAATTGTAAATGATCAGCTAATGAGAACTGAACGCAATCAGTTTGGTTTAAATGAGTATCCTTTCGTTCCAATGGTCGGCATATTTGAACCTGAGTCTGATTCATGGGCATTAAAAGTCCAATCTTTAGTTAGGTGTCAAATAGATCCACAAAAAGAAGCTAACAAAAGACGCTCTCAGATGATAGATGTTTTAGATTCTAGCATCAACTCGGGATGGTTAGCTAAAAAATCATCTGTAATAAATCCAAGGTCTTTATATCAAACGTCTCAAGGTAAAGTTATCTGGAAAGAAGAAGATACACAACCTGGAGACATCGAAAAAATCCAACCTGCTCAAATACCACAGGGTATGTTTGAGCTCCAAAAACAATTTGACCAAGACATAATGAACATAGCAGGCGTAAACGATGCTGCCTTTGGAATGACTGAGAACAATCAAGAGTCTGGATTAATGATGATGCTTAGACAAGGAGCTTCAATTATTAATTTACAAGATTTGTTTGATAATTTGAGATTTGCACAAGCTGAAATTTCTAAAAAAGCATTAAAACTAATACAGACTTGGAAGCCAGAGAAGATAGAGAGAATCATCAATCAAAAACCAAGTCCTAAATTCTATGAAAAAGACTCATTAAAATACGATATAAGCGTCCAAGAAGGCGTTTTAACAGACACACAAAAGCAAATATACTTCAGACAGCTTACAGACCTTTATCAGCTTACTGGAGGACCTCAAAGCAGCGTAGTAACACCAGATATGCTAGCTAAAGCAGCTCCGCTTCAAGGTAAGTCAGAATTTAATCAACAAATAGAACAAAACTACAAAGCTCAGCAACAAGCAGCTCAACAACAACAACAAATACAACAACAAATACTTGGTTCTCAATTAGAGCTTAATAAGTCATCTTCAATTGAGAAGATAGCTGGAGCAAAAGAAAGATTTACTAGATCAGTAGCCAATATGGGACTTGAAGACGAAAGAGCTTCTAAAGCGATAGATGATAGAACTTCTGCCGCTTTAAACAAAGCTAAAGCGATCAAAGAACTAGCAGCAATGGATGATGATCAATTAGTAAAATACATAGGCATCCTCAACATGATGGAAGAAAGAAGTCGAATGAAAGAAGAGCAAATAAAAGAGGATGACGTGCAGATTTCTGCTAGGGGAGAGCAAGCAGCTGCTCAATCTATGCAAGGAAACGCACCAATGGGTGCACAAGAACAACAACCTTCGGAGGTTTAGATGGAAAACATGAGTAAAATGCAAAAGAGTATGGGTTCTAAGCCTAATTACGGCAAAGGATTCAATCTTCAAGACAATACTCAAGCTAGCCCTGTTAAAGGCATTAATACAATGTCTGAGCGCTATGATTTGGGAAAAGTTAAGAAATACTCTTGTGGTAGCAAGGGATACCCAAGCCAAGCGCTGCCAAATAGTATTTAACGAGGATGAAAGGTTTTATGACATTTGGTACAGACAATTATAAGATTATCAAGCGCGTTGTTAGTCCTGTCTTTATCGATATGATGAACATCAAGTTTCCTTTTTGTTGTTTGACAGATAGAACATTTATGTTCAAATTTGTTAAAAGCCAAACGTCTATAAGACCATTCACCATTTTTATAAAGAATGCTATTAATAGCAAGATATTGAGTTTTTCTAAATTCTCCCATGCACTTTTTAGAACAAAAGCGCGATTTAAATCTATAGGGCATTACTTCATAAGGAGATTTGCATACTATGCATACCTTCTTAATCCATTGACTGGAATTTTTTCCTTTCATGGTTTTTTTAAGAAGTCTGTCCTTACATTTTTTCGAGCAGCATTTTCTATGAGACCAAGATGGGAAAACAAAAAATTCTTTATCACACTGTTGACAAACAAGCTTAACTTTCTTACTCATAAAATCAATTATAGGAGATGTGGATAAAAAAATGCAAGAAACAGGTGAAACAAGAAACGCAATTATTGAAGATCAAAATGTAGAACTTCAAAAAATAATAGATGCTAATAAATATCGACAAGAACCGTATTGGATTGTCTTATTTGCAAAACCATCTAAAACATGCGTCGATGGAAAACCTACGCTTATACAACATATGAAAGCATATGGTGTGCGTCCAGCATCTCAGGTAGGTGTAGTGATAGGTAAAGTTTGCAACAAATCAGGCGCTATCGATTGGGAAGTCAACATGCCTCAAAAGCCTTTTGATTACGATGCGCTTCAATTAGTAGGAGCAAAATCCTGTGATGAGGTAGTCGTAGAAACTACATCCATACCAGGAGCATATATAACAAAATAGTGCCGCCGACACTGGCTGTTAAACCTGTGAGCCATCAGGAGCCAGAACGGGCGTAAAGTTAAAAGGAGATATCCGCGATGACAGAAGATAATAACGTTTCGGGCGATCAAAATCAGGAAGCCGCCGTTCCACCAGAAACTGTAGCTAATCATGCTTATACAGAGCAAGCAGAGGCAAATGTAGCTCAACAAGAGCAAAATGTGCCGCTTTCCGCTTTGCAATCTGAAAGAGCGAAGAGACAGCAGATGGAAGATGAACTTCGAATGATAAAGGAGCATTTGGCCCTTAGTCAAGTTAAGCAATCAACACCTCAAAAGCAAAAAGATGAGTTTGAGGGTCTTGAAGATGGAGATGTCATGACAGTTGGAGAGTTTAAAAAGCTCTCAGGAAACATGGCAAATCAATTCAAGATGACGATTGAGGAGCTTAAGATGGCCCAAAAGCATCCTGACTATCAAGAAGTCATCACAAAATATTTACCCGATGTATTGAAACAAAACCCAGGTCTGCAAAGCACCTTACAAAAAACTCAGGATTATGAACTTGCCTATTTCTTGGCTAAAAATTCGGATAGTTACCGAAACGAGAAAAAGCAAAGTAAGAAGTCAGCTGACGCGCAACGCATAGTTGAGAATGCCAATAAGGCAGGAAGTTTATCGAGCATGGGCTCTACTTCGCCAATTTCTCAAGCTAAGAGATGGAAGGACATGTCCGATGATGAGTTTAAACAGGCTGTTAGTAGGCATTTGGGATAAATAAACTTAGGAGTCACTTATGACAATGACAACAACAGCAGTGTTGCCTCCAGCGGTTCGGGAATATTACGACAGGCTACTTTTGATGACAGCGTATCCTACGCTAATTCATGGAAAGTTCGCTCAGAGACGTATTCTTCCAGAAAAAAATGGGGACACCATTGTTTTTAGAAGATACTCCAAATTAGATACTGTACCTATTCCATTAGTGGATGGTAGAACTCCTCCAGGAGCTCCGCTTTCAGCTACAGATATCAAAGCAAGAGTATCATTTTATGGTAACTTTGTAACCATAACAAACCAAGTACAGCTTACCGTTGAGGACAGGGTTCTCAATGAATCTGCACGCCTATTGTCGCAGAACTTAGCACAAACTATGGACGAAGTAACTAGAGATGTGCTTGCTAGTACAAGCTCAGTTCTACAATGTTCTAATGGTATTAACGGTAACACACCTACAGAGCTTACAAAAGCTGATGTAGACGCTGCTGTTAAGACA